CCCACGACGTTGATCCAAAGGAGGCCCTCCTCAAGGAGGTGGGCGACATAGACAGCGTCGAAATCTTCAACAATCAGGTGCTGTGCGCCGTCTACGTGCGCCCGGAAAAGACCAAGAGCGGGCTCTACATCACCTCCGCCAGCCGCGACGAGGACAAGATACAGGGCAAGGTCGGCCTGATCCTGAAGAAGGGCCCGGCGGCCTTTGTGGATGATGGCCAGTGGTTCGCCGACACGACGTTCGAGGACGGCGAGTGGGTTGTTTTCCGCCCGTCTGACGGCTGGAGCATCACCGTCAATGGTGTCCAGTGCCGCATGATCGATGACGTCAATATCCGTGGCCGCATCCAGCACCCCGATCAGGTGTGGTAGGTGAAAAATGTCCAGTAAAGACGACGATCAAATCGAAATTCAGGTCGATGACGGTGCCGCACCCAAGGCCGACGACATAAAGGTTGAGGTTGCGCCCGAAACGCGCCCCCCAGAGCCCGACGACGCCATCGAAACGCTCAAATCCCAGCTTGCGCAGGAAAAGGCCGCCCGCGCGGCTGCCGAGCGGCGGGCGCAAGAGGCCGTCAATACGGCCTACAGCGCCCAGAACGAGGCCCACGACAGCAACCTGAGCCTCGTGGCCAACGCCATTGGCACGGTTCAGCAGTCCAACGACATCCTGAAGGCAAATTACCGGGATGCGATGTCCGTGGGCGACTATGACCGCGCCGCCGACATTCAGGCGGAGATGGCCAGCAATCAGGCGAAGCTCCTGCAGCTTGAGCAGGGCAAGCAGGCGCTGGAGAACCAGTCCCGACCGCAGGTTCCGCAACCGTATCAATCCGATCCGGTCGAGGCTCTGGCGTCTCAGCTTTCCCCGCGCTCCGCAAGCTGGGTCCGGTCGCACCCGGAGTACGCCACGGACCCGCGCCTGTATCAAAAGATGCTGGCGGCACATAATCTGGCCATGGCGGACGGCATTCCGGTCGATACGGATGACTATTTTGCCGAAATTGAGAGTACGCTCCGCATCAGGCGCGCCGAAGCCAAGCCGGATCACTCCGATCCGACCCAGCAGGCGGCTCAGGTGACGCAGCGCCGGTCGGCACCGCCCGCCGCGCCGGTATCCCGCAGCGGAACCGCACCGGGCACCCGCCCCAACACCGTCCGGCTGACCGCCCAGCAGATCGAGATGGCTGAAATGATGGGCATGACCCCGCAGGAGTACGCCAAGAACCTCTTGGCCCTGCAGAAGGAAGGGAAGCTCCACTGATGTCCGACGCACCGCTGAAAACCCCCCGCCCCAAGCGCAAGATGAGCCCGATCCAGAAGGCGGCGGAGGTCGTTGCTGCCGCGCCTGAGCCGGTTGCCGTGGAACGCCCCGCCATGCGTGCCGAAATGCGGGAGGAAGACCCCCGCACCCGCGCCGCCCGCCGCGCCGCCGAAATCCGTGGCAACATCGGCTCCCTCGATGAGGGCACCGACGACTTTTACATCGATCAGAACTCGGTCCCCGAGGGCTGGTCGTATGAGTGGAAGCGCAAGACGGTGCTGGGACAGGAAGACCCCGCCTATCAGGTACAACTGGCCCGCACGGGCTGGGAGCCGGTGCCTGCATCGCGCCACCCGTCCTACATGCCCGAGAACGGCAACTACAAGGTCATCGAGCGCAAGGGCATGGTCCTGATGGAGCGGCCGAAGGAACTCACCGACGAGGCGAAGTCCATCTAGTTTAAGAAGGCCCGCAATCAGGTCCGCCAGAAGGAGCAGCAACTTGCCTCCGCGCCCGATGGGCAGTTTGGCCGTAACAACAAGGACGCCGCGCTGGTGAAGGTCGGCAAGTCCTACGAGGCCATGCCGATCCCCGAGTGATGAGGGCTCCCTCGGGGGCAGGTATGGATCGGGGCCGGTGAATGACGCACCGGCACCTTTTCTTTGTGTATATAGGTCGCCACGCCCTGAGTATTTATTTTGCGTTTGACACCCTCAAAAAACCACGTATAGCCTGCGTCATCCCCTCCCCCGGTGTGGAGGGTTTGAACTGATTTCCCGATCCTAAGTCGCCCCGGCGCGCGATGATGGCTCTTCCCCACAGGAGAACCCGTCATGGCGAATACGTTCGCGCCGAACGGATTTCAGCAGTATCAAGGCACTGGCTCGTCGCCGACTTACGAGCAGACCCAGCTTGCCATTGCGAGCACCAACACCACCCCGATTTATTTCGGCGACCCGGTAATTCAGGCCACCGGCACGACCGGCCTCGGCACTGGCTACATCACGCAGGCCGCCGCGCAGGTCACCTACTCCATCACGGGCGGCACTCTGACCGCCGGTGTCATGGCCCTCGCGGGCACTTTCACCACCGCCATTCCGGTCGGTGCGTGGATCGTGGCCTACGGCTTCACCTCGACCGCCGCGACCGTGAACGGCGCTTGGCAGGTGACGGCCTCCACGACCTCGGCTGTGTCGTTCCCGTTCTCGGGCGCGTTCACCACCGGCACCGGCTCCATCGCCGTGTTCATCCCGGTCGCGGGCGTGTTCGTGGGCTGCCGCTACCTGTCCACCGCGAACAAGTATCCGGTGTGGCGCAACTACTGGCCCGGCTCGGACGCCAACGGCGACGTGACCGCCTATGTCATCACCGATCCGAACGCTCAGTTCTCGGTCATGACCGGCAACTCCAACACCACCGCCACGGCGGTCGGCCTTGCCAACATCGGCCAGAACATCGGCTTCAATTACAGCCAGTCGGGTGTGACCACGACTAACGGCGTAGCCGCCAGCGGCCTGTCCACCTATTTCGCTGACCAGTACACGCTGACCGGCAACGCGGCGACCCCGAACAACCCGGCTGGCGCTGCGGCGAACAACTACCTGCCGTTCCGCATTCTCGCGCTCCAGAACTACGTTCCGGGTGCGACCAGCCCGCTCGTTTCCATTAACGGAAACGACAACACCACAGCCTACAATCGCATCGTCGTCGGGTTCAACAACTCGATGCCGCGCGGCTTCGCTGGCATCTAAGGAGTAGGGACCAATGGCTGTTAACCTTTCAGCAATTAAAGACCTTCTCCTGCCGGGTCTGCGCGGCATTGAAGGCAAGTACGAGATGATCCCGTCTCAGTACGACAAGATTTTCACCAAGCACGACTCGAAGCTGGCGCTCGAACGTACCGCTGAAATGCGCTACCTCGGCCTCGCCCAGCTTAAGACCGAGGGCGGCCAGACCTCCTTCGACAACGGCGCTGGTGAGCGGTACGTGTACAACCAAGAGCACTCGGAAATCGCTCTGGGCTACGCGATCACCCGCAAGGCGATTGACGACAACCTCTACAAGACGCAGTTCCACCCGTCGAACCTCGGCCTGATTGAATCCTTCCAGCAGACCAAGGAAATCTACGGCGCGTCGATCCTGAACACGGCGCAGACCTACAACAACCAAGTCGGCGGCGACGGCGTGGCGCTCTGCTCCACTGCCCACCCCATCGACGGCGGTACGGTCGCCAACACCCCGACCACGCAGGTTGACCTCAACGAGAGCACCCTGCTGAACTCGATGATCGCCGTCCGCACGAACTTCAAGGACCAAGCCGGTCTGAAGGTGTTCGCCCGCGCCCGGAAGCTGATCATCCCGCCGCAGCTTGAGCCGGTGGCCATCCGCCTGACCAAGACCGAGCTTCGCCCGGGTACGGCCGACAACGACGTGAACGCCATCCTGACGACCGCTGGCGGTCTGCCGGAAGGCTACATGGTTGACGACTTCCTTACCTCGTCCTTCGCGTGGTTCCTGCTGACCAACATCGACGGCCTCTCCTACATGGAGCGGGTCAAGTTCGAGACGGACATGCAGGTGGACTTCGTGACGGACAATCTGCTGGTTAAGGGCTACGAGCGCTACAGCTTCGGATATTACAACTGGAGGAGCATTTACGGGTCCTTCCCGACCTCGTAAGATGTGCTCATGAAACGAAGCCGTTGTTGTGAAATTTGTCCCGACCAAGGGAGTTAAATAATGGCCATTTCTGGCATTTCCGGCCCGCTGGTTGTATACGGCCAGTCGCCCTTCCCGGCGATTGAATACAACCCCGATCTCGGCCCGTCCCTGTTCTGGGGCGGGGTGGCCATTCTCGACCCCCGGATCGCGTACACCTACTTCCCCGGCGAATCCTACACGCAGGTCGATTACGGCTGGCTCGGCATTGACAACATCACCACGCTCAGCATCGTGCCCTATACCAAGGCCGTGGCCGCAATTTCCGCCAGCGCCAACGCCACCAGCGCCACCCTGACGCTGGTAGCGGCCAACTCGGCCACGACCGGCGTCTACATCACCCCGTCTATCACCCGCGCCGACACCAACGTGGTCGATACCGGAGTGAGCGGCGCGGGTCTGGTGGCTCTGGACGCCTACTCGTCCGTCACGGCGTCGATCACTAACGGCGTCATGACCATCACGGCGAACTCCGCCATGCCTGTTTCTCCCGGCATGGTGCTGCTGTCGTCCAGCGGCACCGCGTCTTCGGGCGCGATTGCGGGCACGTACATCGTGTCCCAGCTTACGGGTGGCACGGCCGGTCAGGGCTTTAACGGCACCTACCAGCTTTCCAACAGCAGCCTGACGATCACGTCGGGCACGGTGACGCTGGCCTTCCAGAACCCGACCACCTGCATTGTTCCGTTTGGCAACACGGGCTCTCCCGAAATTGCCATGTGGAACCCGCAGGCCCTGATCGGGCGCGCCGTGGGCGTCACCACGGCGACGGGCGCTACCGCCACCTCGGCGACTGTGTCTGGCTACGACATTTATGGCTTCCCCATGGTGGAAACCATCACGCTCACGGCCAACACGCAGAACCTCGGCAAGAAGGCGTTCAAGTACATCAGGTCCGTGGTCCTGAACGCCGCCGACGCGACCCACGCCTACTCCGTTGACACGCTCGACGTCTTCGGGTTCCCGCTCCGGTCGGACACGTTTGCGGACATTGCGATCAACTCGGCCGCCTCCATGACTGCCGTCACCGCCATTACGGCGGCCACCGGCTACCTTCCCAGCGACCGTACCGCTCCCAGTGCAGTCACGGGTGACGTTCGCGGCACCTATGCATTCACGTCCGCCACCGGATCAAGCGGAAACAAGTTGGTGGTCCGTCAGTCCCCGCAGGCCCAGAATGTTGGGTCCACTGCTGGCCTCTTTGGGGCCACGCAGTACAGCAACTTCTAAGGAAGGCATGAGCTATGAAGCATCATGAGAAGCATCACGGGCGCCATCACCGCGCTACCGGCGGCGTCAACGAAGCCGAAATGGATATGCGCGACAAGCCGGAAGCGCGTACCAGCGCCAAGGAAATCGACCGTGAGGCCGAGGAGCGCAAGCATGGCGGCCATGTGAAGCACAAGCGTCACCACCGGGCGACCGGCGGCGGCCTGATGCATGCGCACGGCGGGGCGAGCCACGGCGTTCACGGCAAGCACCACGAGGGCTTTGGGCCGGAGCACCACTCCACCACCAAGCGCTCGCCGCGTAAGCATGGCGGCACCGCCAAGCATCACGCCGCCAAGCACGTCGGCCACGTCCACGGCGAGCACGCCAAGCACCACGCCGGTCGCAAGCCGCGCAAGGCTGGCGGCAAGGTCGGCTCCGACAGCCACCCGTTCACTTCCGCCTTCCATGGCGAGGCCCCGAAGGGCCGCAAGCTCGACATGGAAATGGATTGAGGCTCCGGCCTCGGAAGTTGTGACACGCGGACGGGGGCCTTAGCGCCCCCGTTTTGCCGTAAGGAGACATGAATGTCTGGAGCTTGGACCCGAGAGGAAGGAAAGTCCCCGCAGGGCGGCCTGAACGACCGTGGGCGGGCATCTCTGCGCGCCGAGGGTCATGACATCAAGAAGCCCGTGCGGGCCTCTGAGGCGGCCCACAGCCCCGAGGCAGCCCAGCGCCGGGAGAACTTTCGGACCCGCATGTGCGGCATGAAAGAGAAGCTCACGTCCCCCAAGACGGCGCACGACCCCAACAGCCGGATCAATCTGGCCCTTAAGCGTTGGGACGTTAAGTGCTAGTCTGGTGTGAATTTTTGAGAGGTTGAACCAATGCGCGCAGTGACAATCACGGTCGGCCCTCTCGCCACCGCCAGCGCCAACAATATCTGCACGTCGCAGACCCCCTCGGGGGCCACTCAACTTGCCATCAACGGCACGCTGGCGACTGCTTCGGCGACCTTTACGGCCTCGATCACCGGCAACACCTTGGTCGTGACGGCGGTGTCGAGCGGCGTGATCCAGATCGGGCAGGCGGTGGGCGGCCTCGGCGTTCCCGCCGGTCTGACCATTATCGGGCCGCCGCCGGGCCCCGGCCAGACCACCGTCGTGGGCGGCACTGGCACCTACATCCTGTCGGGCAGCGGCACCGTTAGCTCCACGACCCTGTACTCCAACACCGTCGCCACCCTCGACACGCCCCGCCGTGTTCAGTTGACCACGACCGGATCGGACGCGGGCAAGACGCTGACCATTACCGGCACGGACTGGAACGGGTCCATTATCACGGAGGCCCTGACCGCCGTGAACTCGGGCACCAGCTATACCAACCTCGACTTCAAGACCGTCACCAGCATCACGGCGTCGGCGGCCTTCGCTGCGGCCGTCACGGTGGGAACCAACGGCGTGGCGTCGAGCCGGTGGACCCGCTTTGACGGCTACGCGCCCAGCAACATTTCGCTTCAATGCAACGTGACCGGAACGGTCAACTACACCGTCCAGACATCGATGGACGACCCCAGCAGCCCGACCAACCCGGTATCGCCGTCGCTGGTGACTTGGGTAAGTTCATCCGACACCGCCGTTGTGGGCGCGACTGCGACGCAGCAAAGCAACTTCTTGTTTACCCCCACGCTTGCCCGCGTCCTTTTGAACAGCGGCACGGGCAGCGTTTCGACGACGCTCCTGCAGTCCAGTAACGGGCCTGTGTGATGGCTGGTCTGTCGGCTGGCAGTGGCATAAGTGTTGGCAGGAACCTGACGGCCTCCGCTGGGTTCACGCTGTCATCCGGCAGCGGGCTTCAGTTTGGCGGGTTTGGCTTAACCCCCCCGCTGAATAACCTCAGCGTGTCCGCTGCCGCCGCCTTCTCCACGCGCCTGTTGAGGTCTGCCTACACCGGCAAGGCCATGAACGTCCGCCGGTCTTCTGACAACGCGGCGCAAGACATCGGG